AGTTTCTACCTACTATACACAAACAAACTAAAGGAAAATAATATGGCAACTGTAGTAATCACAGGTCGCGATATTTCTCTATCTTTCACAGGTGGAACAGATATCGAGGCACAAGCAACTAGCGCAGTCCTAACAAAGACTAACCTTCGTGAGACATACCAGACTCTTGATGGCGAGGCTTACAAGACCACTAACATTGAAGGCACATTTGCACTTTCAATGCTAGCCGACTGGGGCAAGGCTAACTCAGTCTGCGAAGCTCTATGGACAGCAGCTGAAACAGCACCAGATACAGACATCAGCGTTACACTTACAGCAGCTACAGGCGCTCAATTTGTCTTCCCAATTATGCCTGAATTCCCAACAGCAGGCGGAGCCGGAACAGATGCACAGACTGTAGACTTTACATTCAAGGTATCTAAGGGTGCAGTCGTAGAGACTTTCTCCTAGAGAATAGAAACGGGAGCAAACAATGCAGCAACTAATAACAATTAAATATACAGACGGAACCGAAACCAATTACATGGTTCGCCCGCCAGATTACGCCCGCTGGGAAATGGCAACTAAGAAGGTCATTTCTCAGTTCGGGGGTATGTGGGACATTCTTTATGTTGCACACAGCGCCATGAAGCGCGAGGCAGGCGGTAAGCCGACCAAGACATTAGATCAATGGATGGAATCTGTTGACGATGTTGAAGTAGGTGAAGGAGACCCAAAAGTCATCCAAGAGGAAGCGTAAGCCGACTCTTAGTTGAACTGGCACTAGCTACACAGATTCCTATGGATCATTGGCAAAGTGCCGAGGATATTCTTACAGCTATTGAAGTACTAGAGGAGCGTAATCGTGGCAGATGAATTAATTGCCTTCGATAAGACGGAACTTCGCATGGTATTTAAGGCTCTAAAGAATATGGGTGAAGAAGCTAACGAAGAGGCCAAGCGCCAATCAGGCGCTCTGGCTGAATTCGCTCGAGATGAAGTTATCCAGAAGGCTAACTCTCTTGCAAGCAATAAGGTAGCAGGCCGAATCGCTCAGGGTTCCCGGGTTAAGAAATCAAGCCGTATCGGTGAGATTACTTATGGATTTGCTTCTCAGAAATTCTCAGGTGGCGCGACCACTAAGACAATCTGGGGCGGTTCAGAATTCGGATCCAACAAGTTTAAGCAGTTCCCTGTGTGGTCAGGCCGTGAAGGTCGAGGCTCTAAGGGCTGGTTTATCTATCCAACGCTCCGCAAGATTCAACCGCAGATCGTGGCAAGATGGACTGAATCATTCGACAAGATTCTTAAGGAGTGGACATAATGGCAACAGGTACAAGAGCATTAACGCTCAAGCTGCTTGCCGATGTCGATAACTTTACAAAGAACCTTGACAAGGCAGATAAAGATGTCGCTACCTTTGGCGATAAGGTCGCTAAGTTTGGCAAGATAGCAGGAGCAGCTTTCGCAGCTGCGGGCGCAGCAGCCGTAGCCTATGCAGGCAAGTTAGCCATTGATGGCGTTAAGTCAGCCATCGAGGATGAAGCAGCCCAGGCAAAGTTAGCCAATACTCTTCGCAATGTAACTAAGGCAACCGATGCTCAGGTAGCAGCTACAGAGGATTACATCCTTAAGACTTCCTTGGCTACTGGTGTCGCAGATGATGAACTTCGCCCATCCTTAGATCGCTTGACCCGAGCCACCAAAGATTTAGACAAGGCTCAGCAATTACAGACCCTTGCATTAGATATTGCGGCTGGTAGTGGCAAGTCTCTCCAGGCAGTCACAGAAAGCCTCTCAAAGGCGCAGGAAGGCAACATAGCAGGCCTTAGCCGTTTAGGCGTAGGACTTGATAAGGCTGAGTTAAAGACTCTTACATTTGACCAGATAACAGCAAAACTAGCCGGTACTTTCGAGAATCAAGCTTCTAAGCAAGCAGACACATTTCAAGGAAAGTTAGCACGCCTTACAGTAGCCTTCGATGAAGGTAAGGAGACAGTTGGCGCTTACATTCTCGATGCCATTACTCCTATGGTCGAGGCTTTAGTTAAGAATGTTATCCCTGCTATTCAGGACTTTACTTCTAACCTAGGCGATAAACTTGCTCCAGTTATGAAGGTTATCCAGCCAATTATTAACGGCCTACGATCAGCCTTTAACTCAGTCCGAGATTCTCTTGCTTCTAACAATGACGAGCTTCGCCCATTCTTTAACCTTCTCAAAAGTATTACAGATTTTGTGGTTACTTATATGGCTCCTGCCATTGGGGAAACTCTTGGATTAGCATTTAAGGCTCTGGGTAAAATCATCTCAACTATTATCGACCAATTTGCTAACTTCGTAGATCAGATTACTAAGATTTATAACACTATCAAAGGCATTATCGATGCTATTAAGGGAGCAGGTTCGGCTGTAGGAAACTTTTTCTCTGGGGCTTCTTATAGCGGCGCAACCACTCCAGCGGCTCCTATGGCTCCTAGCGCACCTTTACAGACTCCTTCGCTTCCACGCTATATCGCAGCAAGTGCCGGAACTACCAATATCACAGTCAACGGCGCAATCGATAGTGAGTCAACCGCTCGCCAGATCGTAGGACTTCTCAACGATTCCTCAGCTCGAGGAACCCTCGGTGGCTCTGGACTCGTATTCGTATGACCGCTTATACACCTTCCTATAAAGTCCTAGTTGACGGGATCGAAGTTACAGATGTAACTATTGCCAACCTTACGGTTACTTCAGGCAGAACCGATATCAATGTCCAGCCATTAGCAGGCTATTGTCAGTTGCAATTAATGAACCTTGATAACTCCAGTTATAACTTTACTGTTGGAACTGGGCTCGCGGTAGAAGTAACTAATTCATCCGGGACTTATATCCCTATCTTTGGCGGATACATCTCAGACTTTACTATTGCCGTTAATCGCGCCGGTGACCTTGGCTATACCACCGTAGCAACCATTACAGCTCTTGGGGCTTTATCCAAGTTACCTAAGATTATTGATAACGGAATCTTGTCCCAAGACTTCGATGGTGACCAGATTTACACACTTCTTTCAGGTTATCTTCTAGGCCAATGGAATGAAGTTCCAGCAGCTCAGACTTGGGCTACCTATAACCCTACAGAGACCTGGGCTAATGCCGTTAACATCGGATTAGGCGACATTGACCAACCGGGCGATTATGAACTTATTGCACGATCATCTAGCCCTACAGACCTTTATACACTTTGCACAGATATTGCTAACTCAGCCTTTGGCGTTCTCTATGAAGATTCTAATGGCAACATAGGCTATGCAGACCAAACTCATCGACAGGATTACCTAGCGGCTAACGGCTACACCACCCTAGATGCTAACCACGCCAACGGCCTAGGATTAGCTGCGACCACTCGCGCTGGAGACCTAAGAAACTATTTCAACATCATTTACGATAACAATGGCAACCAGTCATACACGGCTCAAGATTTAGCGAGCCAGTCACTTTATGGCACTTATGCAGAATCTTATACTTCTCGCATCAAGAGCACCTCAGATGCTGAAGCCTTGGCAGATCGTTACATCGAGCTGAGAGCTAATCCTTACCCTAAGTTCCAGAGCATTACTTTCACTCTTGGAAACCCTGAAATTGACGATGCCGATAGAGATGCTCTTATCAACATATTCTTAGGCCAGCCAGTCTGGATTCAGAATCTACCGCCTAACATCGCCAACGGTGAATTCCAGGGTTACATCGAGGGTTGGACATTTAGAGCAAGCCTCAATAACCTGAGCCTGACTTTCAACGCTTCTCCAATAAACTTCTCCCAAGTTGCGGTAAAATGGGAACAGGTAAATGCAGCGGAGACATGGAACACACTTAACACAAGCCTAACCTGGCTAGATGCGATAGGAGTAGTAGCGTAATGGCAACAACAACCACAAACTTTGGGTGGGATATCCCTCAGTCGACAGACTTAGTAAAGGATGGCGCTACCGCTATTGCTGCACTTGGCCAAGATATCGACACAGCTATGGTCGACCTTAAAGGTGGAACTACCGGACAGGTATTAGCCAAGGCATCAGGCACAGACCTTGATTTCTCATGGGTTGCTCAAGATGACTCTAACGCTATTCAGAACGCTATTGTCGATGCTAAGGGTGATCTCATTAGTGCTACAGCGGCAGACACTCCAGCCCGTCTAGCAGTCGGAACTAACGGCCAAGTCCTTACAGCTGACTCAGCAGAGGCAACAGGCCTTAAGTGGGCAACTGCTTCATCTGGCTTAGATTTAATTAGCACTACAAGTTTCAGCGCGGTAAGTTCACATTCTATCAATGATGTATTTAGCACAACTTACGATAACTATTTGATTTTGATTAAGGGCGATGCTTCAGCAGCAAGCGCAGACCTAACTTTCAGATTACGAGTAGGTGGCGCAGATGCTTCCGGCGCAAGCGATTACTACAGACCAGCTCTTTACAACGCTCAAAATTCATCTACCGTGGCTAATATCGGTGGCCCAGCTACTTCATCTGGCTATTTAGGATTTACCTCAAACGACGAATGGGCAACTTTTACTACATTTTTTAACCCATTCTTGGCTAAGCCAACTTTTAGCACATTCCAAAATTATGGCGCTAATTATCAATTATGGGGCGGTAGCCGCCACGGTCTATCTACTTCATACACAGGCATTACTTTAATCGTTGGAACCGGCACTATAACAGGAGAGGTATCGATCTATGGCTACAGAAAGTAAAGTCTTTATTCAAGTAGATAACGAACGCATTGAACTAACCGGAGAAGCTAAAGAACAATTTTTAGCTGAACGCAAGGCAGAAGCAGATGCGAAAGAATCACTTGAAGCTGCTAGAACAGCACTTGAAGCCAAGAAGCGCGAAGTCCTAACTAAACTAGGCCTTACAGCTGAAGAAGTAACTGCGCTATTGGCATGACTCCAAAGTTATGCAAAGCCGGACAGCAATTAAGGCTTCAGATAGATGATAGTTACCCAGACAGAGATAGAACCTCAGATGGCTGGGTTGGCGATGTTCGTCATTCAGCGCGTACTTCTGACCACAATCCTGATTCAAAGGGTATCGTGCGAGCCATTGATGTTGACCGGGATTTGGCTGGCAAGAAGAAGCCCGACCTCATGCCTGACCTTGCTGATCAGATACGACTCTGCGCAAAGTCTGACAAGAGAATTAGTTACATCATCTTCCAGGGTAAAATTGCTTCATCTCGCTTGGGCTGGCGCTGGCGAAAGTATTCTGGAATCAATCCGCATAACACGCATTGCCATGTTTCTTTCACTAAGAAGGGCGATGCAGATGGCTCGTTCTTTAATATCCCAATGATAGGCGGAACTGTATGAACATGAAGAACCCAGCAATCCTTACAGCAGGAGCGTTTCTAGCTGC